AGAGGCGGCGACAGGCGCGGCAGACCTGATCTATGCCCTCGGTCAGGGCTTGGGCATGGGAACCCGTGGACCCGGTAGATTTGTTGATCTTCTCGGTGGCACAGGTCTTGCTGTAGCCGGTACAAATAGGGAAGGCGTGACGGGCGCGATCATTGGCGACAAGTTCGTTCCGACAAGCGAGAACTACTACAAGGCACCCGGCGGAAGTGGCGGCGGTGGTGGCGGGGGCGGTGGTGGAAACAACCTGAACAACCGCCCCGATGAAGATGAAGAGGGTCTCGACAAGAAGCCAACCAAGAACAAGCCTCGCGTCCCCCGTGGCGCAAGCTGGAGCCAGATTGTTGGGGCATATTTCCCGCGCACACGGGAACCCCGCAAGGACAATCAGAGCAAGACAATGAAGGAAGGCGGTCTCGTCCGTGGTGCCGGTAAGGCAGAACGCGGTCGCGGTCGCGGAAAGATGGTTTGATAAAATGAAGTACACCTACAAGAAGATGGCATCCGGTGGCTCTGTGAAGCCAAAGGAAAAGGGTTACACAGACGCCGAGGTTAAGCGTCTGCGACGCCTCATCGAAGATATGGGCGGCGACCCCTATGGCGATGACGTCACGCCCGGCGTTGATGCCGTGAAGGCAAACAAGAAGATGGCCAGCGGCGGCATTGTCGGCAGGCCCGCTCGCTCTCATCGTGACATGCGGGCTGGTGCCGGTAGCGGTGTCGGTCGTCTCCAGAAGACCAAAATCCAGCGGGGTCGCTAAAATGCAGAAGCAGAACGCACGGCTCAAGGATCCGTCGGATGCCACCGTTGAAGGCGGCATGCGGCGTGGTGTAAACGTCGGGAACATGAAGATCCTGAAGAAGCCCATGAAGATGCGTGGCGGTGGTGCCGCGACGAAGGGTCTGAGGATCTCGGAGAAGCAGGGCTAACATGGCCTTCACGTATGCACAGCTTGTAGATGCGATCCACGGCTACCTTCAGGTAGACTCGAACGGTATCTCGACCACCGATATGAACACAATCATTCGGCAGGCCGAGCAGCGCATCTACTATGACGTGCAGATCCCGGTCCTCAAGAAGAACGTGACGGGGAACATGACGGCGAACAATCGCTATCTCACGACCCCGTCCGACTATCTGGCAACCTACTCCATTGCCGTCAACAACAACGGCACATACGAGTATTTGCTCCCGAAGGAGGTTGCGTTTCTCCGCGAAGCGTATCCCTCCACATCGACGACCGGGGTTCCCCGCTACTACGCGATCTTCGACAACGATACTTTCCTGATCGCCCCGCCGCCAAATGCTGCCTACGAGGTCGAGCTTCACTATTTCTACGAACCGGCGTCCATCGTTGATCAGCCAGCAGGCACTTGGATTAGCGAGAATGCCGAGAATGCTCTCCTGTACGGCTGCCTATTCGAGGCTTACACGTACCTCAAGGGCGAGCAGGATCTCATTGGCCTGTATGCCGGGAAGTACAAGGAATCGCTTGAGGCGCTCAAGATGATCGGCGAAGGCCGTAATCGTTCCGACACGTACAGAAATTCTGAACCCCGCATCACGCCGAACTGATGAACAATGGATTTGGCTCCGTAGGAGCATTTGAGGTACGGACCACGCAAGAGCGGGGTTTTACCGTTGAAGAGATTGCCGAAGACCTTCTGAACAAGCTCTTGTTCATTTCGTCGGAGGCCCACCCGGCAATACGAGATCAGGCGATGGCGTACAAGGACCGTATCCGTCCCGCGATCATCCACTACATGAAACAGGCTGTAAGGTCAGACCGTACAACTCTGGCGGCACAGCTAGGCAAGCAAGGCCATGAAGACATGGCCGCAATCATCAGGAGGCTCTAGTGGCAATTTCCACGGCTATGACCACATCGTTCAAGTCGGAACTCATGTCCGCCTTGCACGACTTCGACAACCCGGGTGGCAACACCTTCAAGATCGCTCTCTACACCTCGTCCGCCACGCTTGGCGCTTCGACGACGGCCTACAGCGCGACCAATGAGGTTACGGGCACCGGCTACAGCGCTGGCGGAAACACCCTTACATCGGTGTCTCCGACCACCTCCGGCACAACCGCATACGTTGACTTTGCCGACACGACTTGGTCGAACTCGACAATCACGGCCAACGGGGCTTTGATTTACAACGCCAACTCCTCCAACGCGGCTGTTGTGACCTTGGCCTTTGGTTCCGACAAGTCCTCGTCCAACGGCGACTTCGTGATCGTATTCCCGACAGCCAACGCGACTGACGCCATCATCCGTATCGCCTAAGAGGTGGCCAAGTGACGGTCTCTCTGAAGCATGCGTTTACATCAAACGTCGCTGACAGCGGCGATGCGACCCTTGTTCAGCCTTCCAACTGGAACGCCGAACACAACCTCACGGCAAACGCGAACAGCCTTCTCGGCACTGTAACAGCGGGCAGCGTAACTGAAATCAGTTGCACTTCCGCTGGCCGTGATCTGCTTGACGACGCCGACGCATCTGCCCAGAGGACGACTCTCGGAGTTGGAACTGGTGACAGCCCGCAGTTTGCTGGTATAAATGTTGGAAACGCAACAGATACAACGATTACACGGGTGTCGGCAGGAGTGATTGCTGTTGAAGGCAATCAGGTTCCATCACCGGGATCCGTTGCTCAGGGAGACATTATATACTACGGCGGTTCGACTTGGGATCGGCTTGGCGCTGGAACATCCGGGCAGCTTTTGAAAACGAATGGCGTTGGAGCCAATCCTTCGTGGTCAGATCCGGTAATTCCCTCTGGATCCGTTATGCTGTTTCAGCAGACGGCAGCCCCGACCGGATGGACAAAGCTTACGACGCACAACAATAAGGCGCTTCGTGTTGTCTCGGGAACCGCGTCTTCGGGTGGTACTGTTGACTTTACCACTGCATTCGCCAGCCAATCCGTTTCCGGCACTATCTCCGGTACTACGGCAAGCGGAACCGTTGGGTCAACCACGCTTACAACGGCGCAAATGCCCTCCCACAATCATACGTATACCGCCGGTACTGGTCCTGTTACTGCGACAGGAGCGTCTATACGTCTAAACAATCTTACCTCAACAGATCTGAGCAACAACACCGGATCGACCGGCGGCGGTGGATCCCACAGCCATTCGTTTACAGGAATATCACACACGCACACATTCACCGGCACCGCGATAGACCTTGCGGTGCAGTACGTAGATATAATTCTCGCGTCGAAGGACTAAGCACGTACATGCAGATTAAGCCAGCAAGCTTTTGCCCCCTCATAAAGGAGGACTGCAAGGGTCTCGGGTGCAGTTGGTTTACCCAGATCAGGGGTACAAACCCAAACACGGGTCAAGAAGTAGACGAGTGGGGCTGCGCAATTGTTTGGCTTCCGGTCTTGCTGGTTGAGAACAGCCAGCAGCAGAGGCAGACGGGTGCCGCAGTGGAAAGCTTCCGCAACGAAATGGTTCAGGCGAACGAGACGAGCCAGAAGGTATTGCTGGCCACGGCTGGATACTCGGGCAACACGAAATTGATTGGTGGGTAGGATGAGGCTTACGATTGTCCCGGAAGATAGTGTTGTCTGCATAGACAAGATCTGCATTCACGGCATTGATATGTCGAGCATCCCGTCGGATGTTCACGCGGTTCAGTGGTACGATACGTTTGGAGATGTAGAGACCGTTGACCCCACGACTGGAAAGCCGGTCAATACGACGATTTACTCCGTTGAACCATACCAGACGGTAATTGACCTTTGGTATGCTGCCCACAACTCCGTGAATCAGGAACAGACACAACCTTAGCCAAGCCCGCCAAGGCCCCGGTGAATTATGGCCGCTTTTCAAAATTCGGCATTCTATTTCAAAGCCTTTAACACCGGATACGTTCAAGTAGATGTAACCGGCGTAAGCGCCACCGCGTCTGCCGGTAGCGTGACTGTATCTGCCAGCGCAAATGTTCCTGTTACTGGTGTATTTGCATCTGGAAGCGCTGGATCTGTAAGTGTATCCGGGGCTGCAAATGTCAACGTCACCGGAGCCTCTGCCACTGGAAGCGCCGGAACAGTAGAGGCCCGCTCTTCGTCCACGGTTCCCGTGGTTGGTGTGTTAGGCACCGGGCAGACAACCGCACCGACAGTTTCCGCCTCCGCAAACATACCTGTTTCCGGGACATCTGCGACTGGGTTTTCCGGCTCCGTGGAGGTCAACGGTGATGCGAATGTTCCCGTTTCTGGACTGTCTGCAACCGGGTCCGTGGGGACGGTTAGTGTCCGAAGCGTAAACTACATCTATGTGGTCGGGGTTTCCGGGACCGGCTTTGCCGGTGATGTGGCGGTCTCTACCAGCGCAAACGTGGGCGTTCAAGGATCCTCTGCTACGGGTGCCGTTGGAACCCCAGAGGTCCAGACAGATCAAGTCGTTGATGTAACCGGCGTCTCTGGCACAACAGCCGTAGGCAGTGTTATAATCAGCATAGGCGTTGCGGTCGGTGTAAACGGCGTATCCGCCACGGGCGATGCTGGCTACGTCGTTGTAGAACTGAACTCGACGGTCAACGTCTCCGGCGTATCTGCCACCGGCTACGTAAACGGAAACGTCCTGATCTGGGGTCTTATCGACACCAATCAGACACCCAATTGGGGCACCATATCGGATGGTCAAACCCCGGGCTGGACAAGTATTTCAGATAGTCAGACGCCGGGCTGGGCTTCCATAAGTACGCCCCAGACCCCGGGATGGACCCCGGTAAACGACTCAGACAACATAACTTGGACCGAGATAGCGGCATAAACCATGGCATCGACATACTCCACCAACCTTCGGCTTGAGCTTATCGGAACCGGCGACCAGCAGGGTACGTGGGGCAACACCACGAACAACAACCTCGGCACCCTCCTCGAAGAGGCTATCGGCGGATATGTGGCGGTTGACGCCACTGCTGGTAACGTCACGCTTACCACGGTTAATGGCGCGTCTGATCAGTCGCGCAACATGGTCATCAATGTGACTGGAACCCCGGGTACGTCAAGGGACGTTATTTGCCCCGCCATCCGCAAGGTTTACATTGTCAAGAACTCTACCGACAGCAGCATCGTGTTCAAGACTGCCAGCCAGTCCCCGGGCATTACGGTGCCGGTCGGATCCACGGTGTTCACCTATGTAAACGGCACAGACGTTGTGAACGTCACGGGCAGCATTGCCTCACAGAACTCGAACAGCGTCAGCATCACTGGTGGCAGCATCACCGGCATCACAGATCTTGCCGTGGCGGATGGTGGAACCGGGGCTTCAACATT